AAATATCAGAAAAAAGGATGTGCGCATAACGGTAAGTTCGACAATCACTGGTTGAAAGCTGTCTTTGACGTGACGTTTCCGCTCCAGTTCGATACAATGCTTGCGAGCCACGCGGCCGACGAGAACCGAGCGCACGACCTGAAATCCTTGGCGACGTATTATCTCGACGCGCCCTATTATGATATCCCGTTGCACTGGAAGCAGGGACGGTTCAAGCCGAATGAGCGCACCCGTGCGAACGTGCGAACGGTGTACCGCTATGGAGCAAAGGACTCGTACTACACGCTGTGCATGCGGCCGATCATGGAAAAGGAGGTAAAACGGGATGCCCAGGTGTGGAGGCTATTTCATCGGTTGATCATGCGAGCTGCGACGGTGTTCGGTCCAATCGAAGAGAATGGACTGTACATCCTGAGGGACGAGTTTGCTGCATCACGGAAACGAGTAGTCAAGGATCGTGACCTAGCGCTAGTAACGCTGAACAAGATGGTCGAGAAAAAGCTCGGAAAGCCGATCAATTGGAACTCCCCCCCGCAGATAGCTAACCTCCTGTTCAACGTTCTGAAGCTGCCAGTAATTGAAAAAACGAAGGGAGGGGTCCCTTCGACGGGAGAAGCCACACTAGTAGCCTTGAAAGATAAACACCCGATTGCGAATCAGCTCGTCAAGTACCGAGAGTTAGATAAATTCTTAGGAACGTACTTGGACGGCTGGAAGTCGTTAATGCGTCGCGATCTGGTGTACTTCAGCTACAAGCTGCATGGAACCGTGACCGGACGGTACTCGTCACGGCTGCACCAGACGCCCCGAGATGGTACAATTCGCAATACGGTAAGCGCGCCCCCCGGTTGGACCTTCGTTCAGGGGGACTTCTCGCAAGCCGAGCTGCGTGTAGCCGCGATTCTGTCTGGCGATCTCGAGCTACTTCATTGCTTCAAGCACGGTATCGACGTGCATTGGCGCACGCTGCTATACGTCGTCCAGTCGGGTGGAGCCGGCGAGTACGTGAAGCCAGCAATCAAGACGGCTTCGAAGATAGCAGGAAAGAAGGTCAGCTTCAATGATGCAATCGAGATATTGCAGAAAGCCGGACACGAGGCGGCAATCAAAATCTGGTCGGGATGGAAAGAGGCTCGTAAGAAGGCGAAGGGAATCAACTTCGGGTTCCTGTATTCGATGCGAGAACTCAAATTCATTGGGTACGCAAAGCTCAAGTACGGATTCGAGCCAACCTGGGATGAAGCGCATGCGCTGCGTGTCGCGTACTTCCAGTTGTACCGGGGCTTGGAGCCGTGGCACGAGCGTATGAAGAAACTTGCCCACCTGGACGGGTACGTTAGGAGCTTGTCGGGCCGCTTGCGTCGGCTGCCTGGCATTATGTCCACGGATCGGTCCGTGCGGTCTGAATGCGAACGCCAGGCGATCAACTCGCCGGTCCAGGGGTTCATCGGGGACTTCAAAGCGATGGCGCTGGTGGAGCTTGCCGAGAAACTGGACCCGGCGCGGGCTCGAGTAGTTGGTGAGGTACATGACTCGATTTTGTTCTGGGTACGCACTGAGCTTTTGGAAGTTGAGCTACCGAAGATCGCGAAGATCATGCAGAACCCGGAACTGGTGAAGGAGTTCAATATCGACCTGTCAGTTCCAATCGACGTGGAGCTGGAGATAGGTGCCTGGGGCAAAGGAATGAAGTGGGTTCCTAAAGCCACGTGAATAAGGATCTTTTATTTTGATCCGAATCGTTTAGAATAGTCCGTCCTAATCCAGGAGTTCGTTCATGCCAACAATAAGTTTCTCAAGCGCGAAGTTGTGGAGACGATGTCACAAGGCGTGGGAGTACCGCTACGAAGAGAGAATCCAAAAGAAGCGCCGAGCCGTTCCACTGGTACGAGGTCAGATTCTTGGCGAGATGCTCGACGCGCGAGCGCAGCCGCAAGCAAAAAAGGACCCAGCTCGAATTTTGCGGAAATACGAGAGAGAATTCGCAAAGCTGTTCATGGAAGAACGAGAAAAATACGGAGACGTGATTGGGGATATTCGCCGGCTGTTCGAAGGGTACGAACGGCACTACGCGAATGAGAAACTCGAATACCTGGGGGTTGAGGAATTCATCGCCATCGATTTGATGAAGAATGTTCGATTCATCGGGTACGTCGACAAACGTGTGAAAGACGAGCAGGGACGTATCTTCCTGATGGACCACAAGTCACATCGGTCGATCCCAGATGAAGATCAACGGTTCTCGGACCTCCAGAAGGTGTTCTACATCTGGGCGTGGAACGAAACGAATGCCATGAAACAGGCAACGGGATTTATCTGGGATTACATCCGCACGAAGGCTCCTACGATTCCCGACCAACTGAAGTCGGGGGAGCTGACGCAGCGAGCGAACATCGACACGGACTATTGGACCTACTTGGGAGAAATCAAACGACTGAAGCTTGACCCCAAGCCATACATGGAGATTCTTGCACGCTTGAAGAAGATGCCAAGTCGCACGTACTCGCGCGTACCGATGCCGAAGCCGAGCAACGTTCTGATCCAAAACGTCATCGCCGATCTGAAGCAAACCGCCCAGGAGATTCACGGCACGCGAAAAGTATCGAACGACCGCAACATGACTTATCTGTGTCCGTCCACCTGCGAGTATTTCTCGGTCTGCCGGGCCGACGTTTCAGGGATGGACGGAAAATTTGTACGCAAAGCCGAATACGAGGAGCGCGAGCCAAGTGAGCACGAAGAAGCTGAAGAGGAAAACTAGCCTGAAGCCGAAGAGGACGAGCATCGAATCCAGGATCATGAATCTGGACGAGATGCCCGATTATTCCTCTACTCTCCTGTACGGGGAGTCAGGAACGGGTAAGACGGCTCTGTCGGGCACGTGGCCGAAGCCGATGTTGGTTCTTGATATCGCGGAGAAGGGTACGAAGACCATCCGTAAGATGCCAGGAATCAAGGGTGTGTCGATTACCTGTTGGGAGGATTTTGAGGAGATGTATTGGTCACTGTACGACGGGAAGAGCAAGGGGAAGTTCAAGACCGTGTCGTTGGATCAAGTTTCACAGCTCCAGGACTTAGCCATCGACAAAGTGCGTCGCGACAAAAACATGAAAGAGAGTGAACCGATGTCGCAGCGCTTGTGGGGGCAAGCCTCCGGATTGATGAAGACATGGCTGTTTAACTTCCGTGAGCTTCAAAGTCAGGGAGTGCACATCGTCTTTATCGCGCATCAGCGACAAAGCGGTGGAGGTGACGAAGCCGAGGACAATGCTATCGAGCCGTCCATCGGAGCGCGGCTGATGCCATCAGTGGCGGGGTTCTTAAATGGAGCCGTTTCAATCATCGGCAATACGTTCATTCGGGAACGTTACATTGGAAAGGGGAAAGATAGAGAAAGAAAAGTTGATTACTGCTTGCGAGTCGGGCCGCACGCGGTGTATCGTTCGAAGATCAGGATGCCTCCGGACACACCGGGCGGTATACCGGACATGATCGTGAACCCGACCTTCGCGAAATTGGAAACGGTGTCGCGGGGGGAATCGTTGAAAACCAAACTCACTGTAAAGAGGAAGAAGTAAGATGGCACGAACAAAGCGTGGCAAAAAGAAGTCCGGTGTGATTTCCGTCGATTTCGGTGGAGTCGAGGCCGGTGGCAAAGCCGTACCGGATGGCAAGTACAAGTTCAAGGTTACCAAGGTTGAGGAAAAGGAATCCGCCGATGAAGGTAACCCGTACCTGGCCTGGCAGTGGAAGGGACTGACGAAGAAGGCGAAGGGAGCGACCGTGTTCGACAACACCTCCCTGCAACCTCAGGCGCTCTGGCGTTTGAAGACCTTGCTCGAGGCATTAGGTCAAGAAGTTCCGGACGGCACGATGGACCTCGATCTGGGCGAGCTGATCGACCTCGAGCTGGAACTCGAGATTGCAAACGAGAAGTACGAAGGCCGTGACCGTCCTCGCGTAGTCGCCTTTATCGGGGAGGCGGGTGAAGAAGAGGAAGAGGAGGAAGAAGAAGAGGAGGAAGAAGAAGAGGAAGAGGAAGAGGAGGAGAGCGAAGACGAGGACGAAGAAGAGGAGGAATCGGAAGACGAGGATGAGGACGAAGAAGAAGAAGAAGAAGAAGAGGAAGAGGAAGAGGAAGAGGAAGAGGAGGAAGAAAAGCCTAAGAAGGGAAAGAGGGGGAAGAAGGGCAAAACGTCGTCCAAGTTCAAGGTCGGCACGAAGGTCAAGTTCAAGGACGAGAAGGGGAAGACCGTAAAAGGCGTCATCACGATGATCGACGGCGACAGCGCGTTGATCGAAGACGCCAAGGAGCAGGAATGGGAAGTTGACGTCAGCGAAGTGACGGCAGTCTAACCCAATGCTTCTGAAGCTTCTCCGTTCTCACCAGGTAGAAGCTGTCAACAAGGCGGAGCCGCATCCCGGCTTCGCCTTCTTCCTCGAACAGCGCACTGGTAAGACTCTAGCAGCTCTGGCTCTTGTCGACCGACGAAAGCCTTCCCTTCTGATGATCGTAACCCTGAAGAAAGGACGCAGGGTGTGGATGAAAGAGATTCAGGAAAGTATGGAGTTCGACTGGCCGTGCTCAGTCAGGGTTATTCATTACCAGCGACTGCACCGGGATCGCAAGCAGATACGAAAGCTCTTCAGGGAGCATGGGCCCGAAGGCATTTTCATCATCGGCGATGAATCCCACCTGTTCAAGCGTCGCGGCTCCCAAGCGTCGCGGGTAATGCGTTCGCTCGCAAAGCTATCGCAATGGCGTCTAGCGCTTACGGGCACGCCCCTAGCGCCGCGCAGCACGACGAAACGACGCAAGCGGGCGGGTAATATCGTTAAGGTCACGGCGGGGCTCGAGGACGCTTGGGCGCAATTCGATTTTATCGACCCATCCATCTTCGGTTCTCATGCTGATTTTTGTGATCGTTACCTGAAGAAAGGAGGGTTCAGGGGGTTCAAGGTAATCGGCTACCAGAATAAGAAAGAGTTCTATGAGCTGTTCCACAAGTACTCGTACCGAAAACTTCTACGTGAGGTTCAGGAAACCCCTACGAAGATATGTCGCCGGCGAGTGAAGTTCGATCTGTCACCGAAAACCCGACGCATCTACACCGAAATGGACAGAGAAATGTCCACGCTCGTGAACGGCTCCCGCGTTACGCTGCCGCTCGTCGTATCGAAAACGACGAAGCTACAGCAGATAAGCAGCGGATTCCTGATCGACGGCGAGGAGGATCGCATCCACGAGTTCGGAAAGGACAAGCTAAAAGCGCTGGAAAAGCTCCTTCGAGAAATATTCTCTCAAGGCCATCGAGAAAAGATTGTGATCTGTGCTAAATTCACCCGAGAGCTCAGCCAAGTGGAAAAGCTGATCCGTCGGATAGGTTTGACTCATCAGTTAATTGCGGGTGGAGTGGAGTACGACGGCAAGTTCGATGTC